AGAGTCTATACGATCTTTGAATTCCACCTGGGTTCTACAGCTGTCAACTTGAGGTTGAAGATCATGGGAGTGCTACCTCGGTCGGTAGTCACCATGGTTGGAGTAATGCTACTCCGCCTCTTCAAGTGGTCGCTGTATGTGTTCAGTATCTTATCTGTTTCTGTGAGTACAATTTCCTTGCTGATAGGTCGATCTAAGACCCGTTTGATAGTCCGGAGGCATTTCTTTATGGAGTGTCGAAAGCTACGACGGATAACCTTTTGGTCTCGATCAGTCAGAAAGTTGTATTTCTGTTCACGGAGAACAACACTTAAGTACTGGTACAAATTCTTGTGTGGAATTTGTCCATTACGGAAACTACACGTTTTCACCACCGCGTTAGTTTTCCTGTGTTGTACCTGGCCCAGCTCCTCGCCAGTGTATAGAGATTGGAGTCTGTCTAGGTGGAGCAAAGTTACCTTTGCTTCACTTAGGGGGACTCCGGAGCTGTCAGTTGGTGCTTTCATTAGCCGCTGATAGCTCTTCTCTATGCGCTCACGTTTGGGTTCTCGGATGAGGGGAATGGTTCCGTATTTGAGGTAGCTCAATACGGTCCGTCGGTCGGGGAAACCGACACCACTCCCCCCATCCTTGAACGCGCCAGGGATCAAATTCCGCTTGGTGTACTTTAGGGTGAATAGGTGAGCCTCCCTACGTAGGATACGGTGCATCTGCAGGTTTCTTAACCCGTCGATTGCTTGTATCCCGCGTCCGCTCGCACTACTCCTTGCTCCGGTACACTCGGCAATCCTATGAAGAGGATAGGCACGTGCTACGTGAGAACTGGTCTTAACGACTAGTCTTTCACAGAACACTCCTTTCCGGTCAGTGATGAAGCTCTTGGACTTGTTTAACACAAGTCCAATTTCTTCAACATTGTCTTCATAGGACCGAATTTGGTCAGAAGTGAACAGTCCTATCAGGTCATCTCCACAGGTTCTAAAGGCAGATTTCTTTACGCCGGCGCGGTGAGCGCAGAAGGAATTCAAGATGGTGAGGACGGTCCATCCCGGACCGAGGCCCATGAGGGCGCCGCACTTCACATCTAGAATTTCATCTTTGTGCTCCAGCTGGTGTTCGCAGAATACTCGTTGCATTGCTGATCCCCACCAAACGGGCACGTTCTTGGCGTGGGAAATGATGCATGTAATGACATATCGAGCGAGTGGTATACTAATGGGATCAGTTGACTTTGCAAAGTCGACTGAGTACACCTTTGTGTTCTCCTCTTTTGAGAAGAGACGCACCGGTGTATTCCTTAGCATATCGCGGGAAATCGTAAGTCCTTTGAGAGCTGGCAACAGAGCTTTCGTTATGGCTCTAGCTGACATGACGACGTTAACTGTGTGAAGGGTTGCAACCCTAATCTTGCCGTCCGGCTGCACTATTGGTAGTGGTCTACATTTCTTCGTAGGATCCTCTAGTGCACGTTGGAAGGCCCGAATGGGTCCAGGCGCCAATTTCACAGTTGATTTCGTCAGTTCAGGGACGAGCATACGGAGGTACTGCATGAGTTCGCCTAGAGTTGATTCTTCTTCAGTCATAGGTAGCGACGTGAGGCGGAAGTGATGTTTGGGCCAGGGGTAATCCTCTGGTCTCAACGTCTTCCCTTCCTTCTTCGCCGCTGCCTTGGCGTGTGAGAATCGAGTTAACTCGGTTTTCCACCAAGCCTCTTCGTCGGCGGGTCTCAATCGCATTGCGCTCACTGACTGCCCTAATGGGTGGTCATAGTGCGTGATTGGGATCAGCCCTTCAAGATGCTTGCGGAACTTGTGCGGTACACGGATATCTTGGATGAGAAGTGGGGTATCTCCCCAGAGTTGGTGATCTCTGTATCGCTTTAGACATTCGTCTATTGCCTTGGAGATCCACTCCGGTGGGTGAAACCTCACTTCAGGTTCAAGGTATCTTCTGTATGCTTCGGCCACTCCACCATGTCGGGTGGAGTACTCATAACAAGCTTTGTTGTTGGGGATGGGGAGGTCACCGTCGAGTGCCAGATCCTTCCCTTTGTAAAGTATGGAAATATACTCCTTGAGTTCACTCAGGAGCGCTTTACTTGGGAGAGGTGTCTGTGTACACACACGCTTGACGGCGGCCTCCGTCTCTTCTTGAATCTCAGACTCAGTACGGGCAATACCGGTCAGGGCACGGGCCAGTGTGCTTGCCAGGAATAATTGGATCGTCGTTTTACCGCGATTCATTAGTCCTGGAGCTGGCAGGTCCATGCTCTTCAGTCTGGTGCAATCGCTGAATTCTTTCGCTGTTGGGGCAAGTCCTTTTAGGATGGCACTTTCTACGAAGGATCCATACATCTTTATGATGTGTCGATTCTTTGGTGCCCAGTAGTTAGTGGTAACTACACCATAGCAGAGAGAGAGTCCAGCTCGTATTGCTGGCCAGTTAGCCTGTACTTCTTTGAGATTCTTTTCGAGAAGCTTGATAGGAACAGAAACAGATTCGATAAACGTGCCGAGAAATGAAAGCCGTCTCTTACTCTTAGAGTTTTTGACGGTTCTCAACCACGTTAAGCAGTTCACTAGTCTCACGGAAGTGTTTCTAGTATTGCACACACTAAGAAGGTTCCGAATAGAAGCCAATGGGTTGTTTGGTTTCTTCTTCTTAGTAGTGGTGTGACTGCTTTTTGGGCGCCCCTTCGGGGTCGTTCGACACGTTGTGGCTGGGGAAGTTTTTCTCACGTCGTTTGTGACGAGATACTC